ACATTTCGATTTGACAAGATATACTTGACTCTACTGTGCTGTCGCACATGTGTTGTGTATATCCCTATTGAAACCCCAAACCAGAGGGAGAAATCTGGCTGCGTGATCCCTTGCCAGGATCATGTTGGAATTATGGCAACTGACTTCGGCCCCCCATTTAATAAAATGACTAAAAACATAAACGATTCGGTGGGGAAGAATGCAGTACCCACCAACCCAAAATTAGGGGTCAAACTAATGGACGCTCTTCCTGTCCGGGAGAGCGTTGCTACACAGGACTTTATTTCAGCTGACCCTATATTACCAATGAGTTCTTCATTTAGTGATGTAGATGTTCCCAATGTGGAACCAAAACGCCAATCCTCGAAATTATTTACAGAGGTTTCGCGCGTTGTAGACGACGAAGATTTCGGAGATGAGTTCTCTTTGGATGCCTCTTCGGACACTTTTACAGTGTTCGGAGGGGACATCGACTTGTCATTTGATGCGGCAATTGCTGCTATTGATGATAAAGCTGCCGTAGAGGCTGAGAAAGAGCGCGCTGAAAGGAAGCGCGCTCTTCTTGCTAAAGGCAAGATGATGAAGAGCACGATCGTTGCTCAGCGAGCAGAGCAAGAGAAAGCTCTGGCTGAGAAGAATCGTGAAAAGAAAGATTCCGCGCTGCGAGCGGAAAAAGTTCTTCTGTCTAAGACTTCAGTGGCTTTGGCCGAGTTGCGAGCACGCAAGATGTCTCTCGAACGCTCAGCGAAGAAGACTGAACAAGTTGTTTCTAATGCCGCCCTCCTCTTGGAGCACGGAGAGAAATTTTTCAATACAGCCAATGACAAAGAAATCAAGCGCGTTATTGATAACGCAACTATGTTCAAGCACTCAATGAGCTTTCGTGAGAATAAAGTCGTGACACCCACGCTTGGAGAATTTTTTGTCCCGTCGGACAGCGATTCTCCGAAAGCGCGTTACTCGCTGAGTACCCCGCTGGGAGCTGTTTTTGACGAGGAGGATCTGGAAAAGTTTCTCCTCAACGTGAAGGATCCCAATGTTGTTCGCAATCTGCGCGATTTATTTGCCAGGTTCCGTTCGGCCAAAACGCG